GTCGTACTGCGGCCCCGTGAGGGGCTCCAGACCGTCCTCACGACGGGCCTCGTTGGTCGTCTTCCAGCTAACGCCCGCGAGAGCCTTGCTGTTGACCTGAGCCCGGGTGAGGCTCTCCTTCAGGTTCAGGCGGGTGAACTTGAAGCAGAGGTTGTTGTCCTGCCCGCCGAACGTGCTGTCCCACACGATCTCTCGCGTGAGGTAGTTCTGGATCAGCCCAAGGAGAGGCCGGAGGCCGCGATCCTCCGTCTGCTCGGACTGCACATCGGCGGTGGCACGGTTGACGTCGTTCCCCATCCCGAGGTCCATGGCAGTGAGGCCGAAGACGGCGCAGATCTTGCGCACGAGGTACATCTGCCATTCGAGGAACTGCATGTCCCGGTTGGAGTGCGGGTTGAACGGGATGAACTTGGCGTTCTTCGACCCGCCGATGAACGCCATTGCGCCGCGCCCGGCGACCTCGCCCATCCAGTACGCCTTGAATGCGTCGACCTGCTCACCCCGAGCGCCTTCGCCGAGGTCGAGCATCCCGTCCGGCGCGGCGTTGGTCACCTGCCGGTTGTTGTAGGCGTGGCCGTTCAGCTCGGCGTCGATGGTGTTCTTGAGGACTTCGAGCTTGGACAGCCCGACCACCCGGTAGGTCGACGGGTTCTCCATCATGTAGACCATGTCCGCGTTCTTGAAGCGGTCACGCTCGTACATGTCCGGGTACCAGAAGTACCGGGCCTCGTCGGTGTTCGAGCCGTCCCAGTAGGCGTTGACGCGGATGGTCGCGCCGTCGACCGGGTGGAGGTAGACGAGGTCGCCTCGGAGGGTTCGTTCCTTCTCGATGACGCCAGCGTCGAGGACGAGGACGTCCTCGATGATCGGCTCGATGAAGCTGCGGAAGGAGTCGACGGTCAGGCTCGGCTGCCTGAACAGCTCCTTGATCTGGGCCATGAGCTTGGGGCTCGGCTCCGGCCCCTGCGGATCGAACTTGACGATGTCCCACTCGCTCTGGCTGACCTGCGTCTTGCGCACGTCGATCGCCGAGCGAATCCACTCGGACCCCTCGGCCCAGCGACGGTACATCCGGGCTCGCGGCCGTCCGACTCGGCCCCGGTCACCCATCCGGTAATCGCCGCCAGCGTTGCTGACGACCGACGCGGTGCTGTTCTGCGGGATCCGCTTGGGGCTGGTGCGGAACTCCTTCTCGATCCCGAAGACGTCCTCCAGCGCGGTGCTCATTGTCCGCGCTCCCGGAAGTGGCCCGCGACGAAGCTGCCGTGGGCGACGTTGATGTGGTCGCGAGTCGCTCGCTGGTTCACCTGAGCGACCGCCTCCTCGTACGTGTACCTCACCGTGTCCAGCCCGGACATGAGGTCCACGAGGTACGGCGGCACTGAGCGCCTCCCGTCGCGGAAGGGAAGCTCATAGGGATCCAGCGGCTCGTCGCTCTTCTTCCGGCTCGATCCCGGAAACACGAGCGGCATGGGCTACCTCCGGTCTATACTGCGCCCGTGGAACGGTTCTGGAGTAAGGTCGAGAAGTCCGATGGGTGCTGGCTCTGGAAGGGAGCTGCATTGTCCACGGGTTACGGCTGCTTCTCTGTCGGAGGCAAGTTGCTGAAGGCTCATCGTGTTGCCTATCAGCTCACTTATGGACCTGTTCCAGATGGTCTGTTTGTCCTGCATCGATGCGATGTGAAACTGTGCGTTCGCCCCGACCACCTCTGGGCGGGGTCGTTGATCGAGAACAACCTCGACATGACGTCCAAGGGACGACGGTCGCGAGGATCGAGTCACCCGAACTCCAAGCTCACCAGCGATCAGGTCATCGAGATCAGATCTGCCAGCGGATCCCTCAGAGAGATCGCGTCTTGGTACTCAGTGAGCCATGCGACGATCGGCAGGATCAGGCGACTCCAGTCGTACTAGCGCCTGACCGATCCGAAGAAGAAGCCGCCGCCACCGAGGTCCATCGAGAAACCGAGCGCGTCGATCATGTCGTCATGGCCCTTGGGGAAGCTGAGCTGCTCGCGCTCGAAGTCCGATCCTTCGAGGGAGCTGTGGTGGAAGACCTTGTGCGCCTCGTACTTGGCGGCGACGGCACGTGCCCGGGTCACCTTGTCCACGTCGGACTTGCGGCCCTCGATCGGGATGCGCGGGTAGTCTCGCATGACCTCTTGGATCAGCGTCGACTGGAACTGGTTGTTCTCGCAGATGACGAGGCCCATCTGCGGGTACGCCATGTACCCGTCATTGATGAACTCCGCGTGGTGGGTCTCGCGCTTGTCGCGGTACACCGCGAGGACGTAGAAGTCGCCGTTCTCGTTGTCCTCGGCCGTGATCGCCCGGGCGGTGAAGTCGGCCCGCTCACGCTCCGAGGAAGCGAGATCGATGCCCATCCGGATCGTGAACGACCGGCCCTCGGGGAGCGTGCTGAAGTACTGGTAGTTGCGCTTCAGGAAGACGTTCCCGGTCATCAGGCCGCTGATGTCGTTCTGGTACGCGCAGGAGAACAGCGCACTGCCCATCCCGAGCCGCTCCTCGTGGAGCTTGTCGAGGGGCCAGTACTCAGGCCAGTACGAGAACTCCTCGCCGTCGGCGTCCTTCTGGATCGCCTGAACGATCAGGTTCCGCCACCCTCGGCCGCCCTTCTCGGGCGGGTCGATGAGGTGCTGGTAGAGGTCGTCTTCCGCCCAGCGGGTTCCGAGAACGATGATGATGCCTCCCGGGACCAGACACGGTCGCAGCGTCTTCCAGAACCAGTTCTCGACCTTCTCGCGCGCCTCCGGAGTCGAGGTGTTCTCCTCGTCCAAGATGTCGTCGCAGAGGATGACGTCGAACCGCTTGCTGATGATCGCGCCGCCCGCGCCAGCGGAGTACAGCGTGACGTCCTTGCTGCCCGCCCACCGGCTGTCCGCCCTGAGCCACTCGACGTCGGTCCACTTCTGGGACGACTTGAGGTTACCGAACAGCTCGTGCTGCTGGGTGTTCGCCTCCAGCGTGTACCGGATGGCGCGGCTGAAGTCGTTGGACTGCTTCGCCGTGTTGGAGATCAGGCCGATCCTGATGTCCTTGTGGCGGCTGACCGTGTGGGTGGTCTTGATCGTGTTGCCCCACGTGGTCTTGGCTGACCCGCGTGGCATGAGCACGACGCCGTTCTGGCGGCGGTCGATGCACTCATCGATGAAGTCCACCATCGCCCGGTGGTGCGGCTGCGCCTCGTAGCCGAAGACGTACTCGCCGTAGGCGTAGACGTCAGTTGGTGCGAGCCGACGAAGGATGGCCCCGCGCAGCTGCTCCCTCTGCTGGTCCGACAATCTGCTGGGGTCGAAGTACTCCAAGGAGATCCCTCAGTGTCTCCGGGTCGGCTTGCGACAGGATGTCCACGCCGAGGTTCCGGTTCTCGCTGATCTGCTGCGGCTGTCCGATGAGGCTCTGGAACTTGTCGAGCAGGATCGCGAGGTCGCGCGGGTGGATCCGCATCACCTTGCGGGTCTTGGTGACGCCGTTGACCTCGTACTCCTCGACGGCGTCCATGTCCTCGGCCATCTTGAGGATGCCAGCGTGGATCACCTCAAGGGCGTCGATCTGGATCTCGGCCACCTTCAGAGCGCGCTTCTGGGCGAGGTGCTCCAGCGACTTGTTCTCCACCTGCCGGTTGAACTCCGTGCGCAGCTGGTCCCAGCCCTCGCGGTTGGCGCGGGCGTTGACGGTCGACCACGTGGGGATGCCGTTGGCCGCGCACAGGGCGCGGATCGACATCGTGCCCTGCACGTACTGGCTCTTCAGGCTGATGTAGTCGTACTTGGTGCCCATCAGACTCCAGACAGGTAGTCGGCCGCGATCAGCTCCAGCGCCTTCCAGTCGTCCTCGACGCCGTCCTCGCGGACCTTGGCGATAGCCTCATCGATGACCTTGGCCGCCTCGTGCGGCAGCCGGTAGATGCGCTCGACCCACAGGCGCTCGGGCTTCTCCTCGGGCTTGGGACGCTTCAGGGCGTCCCAGTCGAAGTCGGCCTTGCGCTCGGCGATCATCTCGGCCAGCCGCTCTCGCTTGTAGGGCAGCACACGCTCAAGGTCGAGCATCGAGCGTCGGGTGGACAGGTCGCGCACGAGCGCGGCCAGCTTCTCCTCGTTGGGCTTGCCCCGGAGGTCGTTGAGAACGATCGTCAGCTGCTCGGCGATCTCGTCGGACACGTCGAGCACGATGCACGGGATCTCGAACAGGCCGACAACCTTGGCACCCTTCCAGCGGTGCTCGCCGTCGATGATCTGGTACCCGGACTCGAAGCTGCGGACCGTGATCGGGTCCACGAACCCGAACTCGCGGATGGACTCGATCTCCTTGCGGAGCATGTCGTCGTCCATCCTGTTCGGGTTCCACGGGTTGGGGAACAGCCGCTCGACCTCGATGTAGACGATCTCGATCATCGCGGCGTGTTCCTCGCGATCCCGGTCAGGCGTCCGTCGCCGACCGAGACCATGACGATGGACGGGTGGCGCAGGAGCAGCCGCTCCATGAACAGCACGGACAGCTGCTCGGGCGTCGGGTCCAGCTTGGGGAACATCTCGTTGAGGCTGCGGTCAGCAGCCTCGTTCAGCACGGCCGCCACGTCGTCCTCCAGCCCGTTCTCACGGCCGAGCTTCTCGACCTCCACGGTCCAGTGGTGCCCGTGGTTGCGCACGCAGCGGGGACGATCCGGGTCGGTCCCGGCAACCTGATGGTGCGCGTCGAACTCGTTGCGCACACGTACGAACTGCTCCACGGTGATCCCTCCCGTGTACGATGTGGGTAGCCGTTCGCGGGGTTCCACCGCATGACCGGAGCCGGTCCCGAGGGCATCGTACGTCTCGTGGAACAGCGGCCGATGCTACAGGTCCCCCCGAGGGAGTGCGTCCCGTGGACGGCGTCTCCCCCTGAACGAAGAGACGGGGTGACCCCGCAAAGGGCCACCCCGTCCGTTCGAGGCTGCCCGGGTCCCGAAGCTCCTCCGACCCGAGCGGGAGTGTGTGCTGTTGTGGGCGAGTCTACAGCACGGCTGTGCTGTCTTGTAGATCCTCCGGGGGCTTCTCGATCGTCAGGGCCGGTCCGGGGACGACCAGCTCGTTCGCGACCGTCCCGATGACGGCGTAGACCGGCTCGGTGAACGCCTTGAGGTCGACGTCGAGGGTGATCTTGATGGCGATCTCGTCCGGCTTGAGGCTGGGCTTCTTCTGGCGCAGGGTGGTGGCGCTGAGCTTGGAGATCCGCTCGGCGTCGTAGTAGGCCCGCCTGCCCTCGATGACGACCCAGAACGTGGTCTTCACGGGGCGGCGCTCGGGGCGGGGGTCGGGACGTTGGCGGGCGGGGCGACGTCGATCGGGACGGTCGTGTCGCCGCCGAGGTCGACCACGACGCCGTTCTCGATCTTCACCTCGTAGGGGAAGGCCGTGACCCAGCTCTCGCTGTAGACGGCGGCGTTCTTGCCGTTGGGCCGGACGCACAGCACGTAGGTGCCGTTGGCCCCGGTCGTGCTGTACAGGCCGTTGGGCTCCATCTGGCTCACGACGCCGACGCCGTAGGAGCTGACGTAGCCGATCTGGTCGGGACTGGTCAGCTGGGTGTTGGCCGGGATCGGGTAGCCGACCGAGGGGCACATGTTCTGCGGCGTGCCAGCGGCCGAGTAGAACACCGTCCACGTCTGCCGCGCCTCGTTCTTGGCGTCCTTCTGGACGCTGTCCTGTTGACCGCCGCACGCGGCGACGAGGAGGACGACTCCTGCGAGCAGGATGATCGTGCGCTTGTTCACTGTGATCCCTCTCAGCGGCAGTGCTTGAGATAGATCGCGGCTTG